TGGGGCCGCAAGAACTCCGCTATCACTATTATACAGCAAATCCGTAAGGGCAAATCAGATGCCTTTCTTATCCGTCTTATCAAGTCCCGCTGCCGAGTCACGATTACATTGAAATCGGAAAATCAAGCACTCCGCCCATACCAGAATGATGAAGTCTTAGCAAAGAAACATCCACGTGTGGCGTACAAGGCAGCGGGACTAGAATGGGTCGATTATATCGGCGACAAGGTTTACAATATTGAAGGTGTGGTATATAATAGTCGTGAAGACATTATGTTACACCATGATGTTACACCCCAACAATTATCATACCGACTCGGTAAAGCATCTAAGAAATGGAAGGACTGGTACATTGAAAGAGTCACTTAAGATCCTGCAGAAAGCTGCAGAAATCCAGAATAAAAAAGGTAATGATTACCAAAACCCAAACTCACGAGTACGTCAGGCAATGTACTACCCACGTGGTTGTGCTACTATCCTTGACACTATGGCGGCTAAGATCCTACGTATGCAGTCAGTACTTGAAGCTATGGAACTTGATCCAGACTATGAACCAAACTTTGAAAGCCTCGAAGACTCATGTGTTGACATCATCAACTATGCTTCGTTCTTTGCTGCTTACATGAATGGTGGTATTGATGGCCAACATCCTGAACATGACTTTCTAAATCGTCCAAAGCGAGTAAATAATGAAACTGAATAGTGTAAATGACATCCGTCAATTCTTTATTGATGAGTTAAATGATGAAGCATTCACCATTGATAAGACTGGCCAAAAAACAATTGAACTTATTGGTGCTCAATTTATTGCTGATCAGCCATCTATCTTTGGTACACCAAACCAAGATTATATTGAAAAAGAAATTGCTTGGTACGAAAGCGAGTCAACTAATATCTACGATATTAATAAAGAGTCTGGAGCTGATGCTCCTGCCGCTTGGAAATATTCAGCAGACACTCATGGCAATATTAACTCAAACTATGGCCATCTAATTTGGTCTGATAAGTACTTCAATCAATATAGTCAGGTCCTTGATGAGTTGCTTGAAAATCCTGATGGTCGTCGAGCATCCATGATCTATAACCGTCCTTCTATCTGGATGGAGTTTAATGAAAATGGTAAGAATGATTTTATCTGTACGAATGCTGTAACCTATTACATCCGTGATGGTATACTTCATGCTGTCGTTCAGATGCGTTCTAACGATGTCATCTATGGTTATAAAAACGATTATGCATGGCAGCAATATGTACTTGAAAAGTTATGTTGGGACTATAACAACATGGATCGTTATGTTGAAGGCCGTGTAATTGAACCTGGTTACATTATCTGGCAAGTCCAAAATCTTCACGTATATGAAAGACACTTCCATCTGGTAAAATAATGAGTAAACTAATCCACATTACTGATATATTAGAAACTAAATTACGTAAAGAAAAAGAACTGGAGTACTACCAACAAGAACTAGAAAAGCTCCAGCAAAAAATGTTTTTTATTAAGAAGGATATTGATATTACTAACCTAATCATAGAGATGATTGAGCGTGACAAGGTTTATGATGTTAAACAAAATATGATTGGTAAGTCTGATGAATAAATGGGATATACGTTATCTCAATCTTGCAAAGGAAGTAAGCACTTGGTCAAAAGATCCGTCGTCTAAGATTGGCGCAGTTGCAATCGGATCGAAAGGCCAAGTGCTTGCGCAAGGTTATAATGGTTTTCCACGTGGGATTGATGACAGTCAATCACGATATAGTGTAAAAGAAATTAAATACAAATATGTGGTTCACGCAGAGCAGAATGTGATATATAATGCTACGTATAATGGAGTGTCTTTGGACGGATCCACCTTGTACGTATGGGGATTACCAGTTTGTTCAGATTGTGCAAAGGGTGTAATTCAAGTAGGCATCAAACGTGTTGTCATGCCTATTGATAAGTACCCAACACAGTGGGTGGAATCTTTTGCACAGACTTCATTAATGTTTGATGAAGCTGGAGTTGATTATGGATTTATACAAATCTAAAATTATTTTCGTTGGAATGAATCCTTCGAAAGTAGCGGTGAGCAAGTCAAAGGGATCAGCCTATAAACGGTTCCATAGTTGGTTAGATCAATTGGACCTTTCCTTCGTCTCCTTCACTAACTTATCATTTGACCCTCAGTGGGATTTCAAGTTCAAGACTTTTGACCACAATTTGCTATGTACAAGTCTTGAAGGATATGATAAGATAGTTGTATGGGGTTCAATGGTTTCTAACTATATTTCTCGTTTGGGATATAAAGATCACTTTGTCTTGCCTCATCCGTCTCCTCGAAACAGGAAATTAAACGATCATAAATACGTACATCACACACTAAACGAATGTAAGGATTTTTTAAATGACTAAAATTGCTATTGTGCTTGGACGTGGTACAGAAGGTTGTGGAGTAACACAATGTGCTATCCAAATGCAAAAAGTAACTGATGCTGATATTTTCTCTGCTGCTGATAAGAAATGGGGTAGAGCTAAAGGATTAGAAATTCAGCAAAAAGAATTTATGATTGGGACCGATTGGGAAATCACTGCAGATGTTATTAATTCTAACTATGATTTAGTTGTCATCTATTCAGTCCCATCCAAAGGCCACCCACAGGATTGCCAAGATAATTTTGTTCCATTCCTTAAAAGGATTACCAAACGTAAAGCATTTATTAATGTGGACCATAAAGCAGCATCTATTGCACGTAATGCTAACTTAAAAGAGGTTTGCGAAAATGTAGATGTGATTATGACTCATAGTTTGGAAAATGATTTCTCTAAGTTTATGCGGAAAAACAAAATCCAAACTCCTCTTACAAAAATGGCACTGGGGTTTGATTATGATGGACACCGCCAAAAGTACTGGCGTCCTATTGAAGAACAGCAACATAATGTAGTACGTTGGATCGGCCGCACAGCAATGTGGAAAGGTCCAAGCCTAATGATTGACTTCCATCAAGATGCTTTGATGGAAAAAGGATTCATTAGTATCCTTGAAGGATTGGAAGCTTCTATTCAGTATCCTCTGGTATTATACCGTGATAATAAAGAAGAAAAGCCAGTAGACCGTCGTTTGGTTGAAAACTATTTCCGGCCAGAAAAACAATATAATGAAGTCAAATTCACGCCAGACCTATATGGTAAAGAAGAACTAGGTCGAGGCGCTTACCTGTATCCACAATATACAAATAATGAAGCAATGATGCGGATGGCTCGTTCTGCTTTTGGATCTGATCTTTACCACTTAAAAGCAGAAACATATGGTGATAATATTGAAAATTGCCATGCTGAATGTGTAGCATCTGGTACAGTACCTTTGTTCCATAAACACTTCTGTGATAATGTCATACATAAAGTACAAGGTAAACCTATTAGTCAATGCCAAAACTCGGGCACACTTGGAGTTGACTATTCAAACTTTTATGAGTGCCAAGATATTATGAACAAACTCAAAAATGATCCTGCTATGAGAGATGATTGGAGAGAGATGGCCTTTGAGTTCTGGAAGCAACACTCCGATGGAGAAGATGTTGTCAAAGAAATCATTGACCTAGCCATCAATACAACAAAAAACCAACCACAAGGACTAGAGGAATTTTTCCAATGAAAGTATTAATTACTGGTATTGCCGGCATGATCGGCTTCCACACAGCACAAAAACTATCTGCAGAAGGATGGGATGTTGTTGGTGTGGACAACTTTAATCCATATTACAATCCAGACTTAAAAGAAGACCGAGCTGCGATTTTGCGTGATATTGGAGTTTCAATTTTACGTGCTGATATCCAAAACTTTGATAAGCATGTAGAGTCAAACACTATTATGGATGATGTAGATGTAGTACTACACCTTGCAGCATATGCAAATCCACGTCATTCCTTTGAAGAACCACAGCACTATATCGATACAAACATTACAGGTACACAACGTATTATCGAAGTTCTGCAGCGTAAGAACATCCCGTGTGTATATGCATCAAGCTCATGTGTAATGCATGGCCAACCTTTGCCTTGGAATGAGCATGATCGTCCTGCTCACCAGAATAATCCATATGGCTGGTCCAAACGCTCAAATGAATGTCAGTTTATGCATTCCACCTTGCCCCGTAGCATGGGTCTACGTTTCTTTACTGTATATGGTCCGTATGGTCGACCAGACATGGCTCTATTTAAATTCACAGATAAGATTGTAAAAGGTGAGCCAATTGACTTATACAACTTTGGTGACATGAAGCGTGACTTTACTTATGTAGGTGATATTGTAGATGGTATTGAAATTGTCCTAAACAAAATCGTAGAAGATACTGACTCTTACCACGAAATATATAATATTGGTTATGGACAACAAGTACAGCTCCTTGACTTTGTGGATCATATTGAAAAGAACCTTGACCGGAAAGCGATCCGTAACCTTGTTCCTGCACACCCTGCAGACACACCTGAAACGTGGTCTGACACTACAAAATTGCAACAACTTGGTTATAAACCAACCACACCAATCTCTGAGGGTGTAGAGAAATTTGTGAGTTGGTACAAGGAATATTATAAGGTCAACTAATGAATTATGCAAGCATCGTTCCACTAATAGGAGGAGAAACGATTGCGATGGAAAAAGTATTCGGGAAACGTCCCGAATACATCCTATCGTACTCAGACTTTCAAGCAAATGACAGCCAACTTCTTAATTATTATAACAACACTATTCCTTATCTTCTTCTTGATCAAGGTGAGCTTGCTCCTCATCGAGTGGATGTGGTCAATACTGTCTGCCCTTGTGCTGGGCTTAGCTCGCTTAGTCCTACTAGCAGCGGTGATAGTACTACTAATGATTGGATGGTCAAATCTGCAGAGTACGTGCTTGAATCAATCCAGCCAACTGTGTTCTGGGGTGAGAACGCTCCAAGACTGGCAAGTAAAATGGGAGAACCTGTTGTTAGCAAGCTTCGAAACCTTGCAAGAAAAAACGGATACAGTTTCTCAATCTACAAGACAAAGTCAATCCTACACGGATTAAGTCAAGTCCGTGACCGTACTTTCTATTTCTTTTGGAAAGGCAACCAAGTCCCACTGTTTAAGAATTACAAACGTGAGTACGTAAAGATCGAAGATCAGATCCGTTCATCTGCAACTAATGAACCAGATCCAATGTTCGAACAGGTGAATAATAAACAGAAACCTTCTGATAATCCTTACTATCAATTTGTATTAGAAGAAATGCATGGTGGTATCAGCCACTCAGAATTTTTCCAGTTGATTGAAAAAACCACCAATCCGTTACATTATATCGAAGATAAAAAAGTGAGTTACCGTGAGGTTGCTAAATGGATGAAAGGCAGAGGCCACGATAAGTTAGCAGATAAATGCGAATATATGCATAAGAAGCTTGCTGCAGGCGGTAACATTATGAGAAAAATGACAGAGGTCGGAAAGGATCGGATTGGTGCCTTTGTTGGTCATTTTCCCCATAGCCTATGTCACCCAGATCAAGATCGATACATTAACAC